GATTGGATATTCCAGCATATAGAAAATTCAATATCTGGACTTTAACTGCTCACAAACCAGTAAAAGGTAAAAGCATTGGTGAAACAGTAGCTTATGGTAAAACTGGAAGGCTTACCAACGTAACTTTTAAATCAGATGAACCAGAAGCTACTTGGAAAATAGCAGCAGGAGAACAAAATAAATTTCCAATGGCTACAATGGTAGGAAATTGGGTAGAACATACTCCAGAAGAGTTAGTGGAAGAAGCTTTAACATTGTTAAGAATGAAAAATTCAGAATGGAAACAAATAGGATTTAATCCTAAAAACAGTTCTCAATTTTATGATAGAAAAAGTTTAAAAACTGTAACAGATGCTGAAGAAATTATACAAGTTGGAGGATTTATCATTGCTAAAAATCCAACTTTAACAGATATGACTGCTTACTTTAGAGCTAGTAAACCTATTAAATTAAAAACAGGAAAAACTATTGATAAGGGAACCCTAATACCCTTTTCAGTAGGTGGTCTAGTATGAATAAACAAAACGTATTTGAGCAACTAAAGATTGATGAAGGTATCAAACATGAATGTTATTTGTGTTCTGAAGATGTACCTACCTTTGGTATAGGGCATAAGATACTAGAAACAGATCCTGAATATGGTATGCCTCTTGGCACTGAGGTAGACGATGAAAGAATTTGGGAAGTCTTTAAAGATGATTTAGCTATATCTATTAGTGAGTGTGAGATTTTATTTGGTGATTCTGTCTGGGATGACTTTCCTGATGAAGTACAAGAAGTCTGTGTCAACATGATGTTTAACTTAGGTAGACCTAGATACAGTAAGTTCACTAAACATTTAGCAGCATTACAAGCACATGATTGGGCTGAAGCAGGGGCTGAAGCAAGAGATAGTCGATGGCGTACACAAGTAGGAGATAGAGCAGAACGCCTGTGCCAACGCTTAGAAGCTCTAAAATAGACTTTGATTGGAGAAGTTGCAGCCGTACTATCAGCAATATCAGCTTTAAACTCTGGAATTGCTACACTTAAAGAAGGTAAAGGAAACCTTGATAGCATTGTTGGTAAGTGGGCTGAAGCAGATGAACAGTACCGGGATGTAGAAAAGAATAAAGCTGGCGCAATGAGCTACAAAGACGCGCTTAAAATGGAGTCAGCAAAACGCCAATTAGCTAATTTCGATCAGCAATTGAAAGACGTTTGTATGATGCAGGGGCAGTTTGACCTGTATACCAGCATCAAGAAACGCATGGAAGAAAGCAGATACGCACATGAAAAAGAACTCAGAATATTAAAGAAGCGTAAAGCTGAGTTAAAGAAGACAATGAAGTTAATTGGAACAGCCGTCTTTGCTTGGGCATTCTTTATGATCTTTTTGTTTGCTATCATTTGGGTAATGCGTCAACCATGATGCTTGTTTTTTTATTGATAGTTATTGTCGATGGAGAAACTGTTAGTACTAATGATATGCTGTTTGAAAACATATATCGTTGTAATCAGTTTGCAAAAGCAATAGAAGTAGGAGAGCTTGGCCCGAATAAGCAACAGTATGTGTGGCAAGAAAATATATCTGCATACTGTTTGCCAAAGACAGTAAGAAAGGATACATTTTTATTTAACTGAGGGATTATTATGAAACACTTATTTTTAATTGGATTGTTAGTTATGTCAGGTTGTTCTTCTATTCCTACTTGCGGTACTAAATCTATAAAGCTTCAGTTACCTTCAGCAGTTCCTTTTATGGGTAATGAACCTTTTGTAATTGAAAGATCAAACGACCATGTAGATTGTAAGCGTGATCCTGATGAAAGGAATTCTGATGCCAGCTAAAAAGAAAAGTAAATCTAAAGTAAATGAAGCAGGTAATTACACTAAACCTACTATGCGTAAAAGACTGTTTAATAAAATTAAAGCTGGTACTAAGGGAGGAAAAGCAGGTCAGTGGTCAGCACGTAAAGCTCAGATGTTAGCTAAACAGTATAAAGATGCAGGAGGAGGTTACAAATGAAAGGTGTAAATCATTACAAAAAAGATGGTACTTTGTTTAAAGGTAATACGCATAAGATGCCTAATGGTGATTTACATTCTGGAAAAACTCATGGTAAGACTAGTGTAAAGTTATTCCATTTTAAAGATTTATCTAAAACAGCAAAAAAGAAAGCTAAAAATGACACTTAAAAAGTCTCAGAAGTCTTTAAAAAAATGGACTAAACAGAAGTGGCGTACTAAATCAGGTAAGCCTAGTGCTAAAACTGGTGAAAGATACTTACCTGAAAAAGCTATTAAAGGATTAAGTGATAAAGAATATGCTGCTACTACAAGGAAGAAACGTAAGGATACTAAAGCAGGTAAACAACACTCTGCTCAACCTAAAAAGATAGCTAAGAAAACTAGAGCTTATAGGAAAAAATAATGAGAGAGGAGTATAAAAAAGGAAGTAAAGCTAAATCAAAAAGAGATCCACGCCTTGCAAGAGCAGGAGTAAGTGGCTTTAACAAACCAAAAAGAACTCCTAAACATCCTACCAAATCTCATGTAGTCGTAGCTAAAGTAGGCGACAAAGTTAAAACTATTCGATACGGTCAACAGGGTGTAAGCGGTGCAGGTAGTAATCCTAAGTCAGCTAAAGATAAAGCAAGACGTAAATCTTTTAAAGCAAGACATGCAAAGAACATAGCTAAAGGTAAGATGTCAGCAGCTTACTGGGCTAATAAATCCAAATGGTAACTACTTTATACGTTGTATCAATGTCTGCTTGGTATGCATTAAGTGTTTTTATTGGTGATACACAAGTAAAAGATTGCTCTCAACTAAGAGATCGTATAGTCCAAGAATTTTCTATAGAGGCTACTTGTATCTCAAAGGGAGAGCATATACTTATACAAGATAGAAAAGTTTATTTAGCTGCTTTACCTAAAAAGTAACCCAACATAAAACCTACAAAAAATATAACTTCAATCATTTATTTTCTCTAGGTAAATAAACTTCAACATAAGTTGAGCAATTAGGACAAGTAAGACTTGTTACCATAAGAAACTGCTCAGAATCATCTTCTTCTAAATCACAGTCACTTCCCCAAATTAAAGAAGTATTACAATGCCAACAGTTCAAGAAGATTTATCTTTGTAAGCTTCATTGCTTTCAGTATCAGGATCATCAGCTAAAAACCTACCTAGCTTATCTCTTGCTCTAGTTTTTAACCCTTGTACTTTTTCTTCAGCTATTTCTTTAACTTCTTCTACACCTTCAGAAACTGTATTTTTAATTTCTTCAACGGTGTCTTCTGCTTTTTGTTTTACTTCTTTAGCAACAAAGAAGTTTTTAATCCAATTTAAAATAGACATTTAGTTCTCCTTAGTTATTTCCAAACATGAGTTTTCTTTTTACCACTATACTTAATAGCGTACCCTTCTTTAATAAGTACATCAGCAATGTTAGTACCATCCATCTGATAGATGTTTCCTAACACCCTGCCATACTTTTCTTTAGCAGTACTTTCTTTTACATTATCTGTAGTACTACCTTTTAAAAGCTTTTTACTTTCTACCCAGACCTCTTTATCACACAGTTCTTTCATTCGTTTCTTAGCAAGTTTAGCTAATGCTTTTTCTTTTTTTCTTTCCGGGTACTTTCTTGTATTGATTTTAGATTCAGGAGTATCAATGCCTTTAAGTCTAATAGAACATCGAAACAACATATCAAAACCTAAGTCTAAAGTAGCCCAAATAGTATCTCCATCGTAAACTCGATCTATACTTCCTCTGTAAACAAAGTTCTGTTTAATTCTTTTTTTATCCATAATTAATTCCTTCAGTTTCTATCCAAGGTTTACAAGGTTTAAATAACTTAGTTACTAAATCTCCTTTTCTTTTTGCTTCTCTGTAAAGATCATTATCATTTGTACTTTGATTACAGGTAATACATCTTGTATTCTTTTTAGCTTTATCACTAAACAATTCTGGATCTGTTGTGCCACAGTTAGGGCACAGTTTTTTAACTTCCTTCATCTGTTTCTTTCTCTCTCTAATCTTTCAACTTCTGCATTAGCATATAAAACAATCTTTTTAGCATCTCTCATCTGATCACTATGAGAAGCAAAACCATACCGATAGCAAGTACGGAATATCTCACCAATATTAGCGTTCATGTTTTTATAATTAGTAAGCTGATATATTTCTTTTGCATGGCTAGGTAGCTCATAATACTTTGCTGTAGAGCCATCCGATTTACTTGGATCATTCATTTTCATACAACCTCTAATGTGTAATTAGGATCTTCTTTTACCTCTGAAGAAGCATCTATCCATTCTTTAGGTATGCTTCTTGCGCTATACCATCTAAAACCTTTAGATTCTGCCCACTCAGAATGAGTTCTTTTCGTACCATCTTTTCTTCTTTTAGCTTGAGGCATAGCAGCAGTAGGTTCAGCAAATAAAAATACTAACTCCATGCCTTCAGGTAATTGTTTTTTTATCCAAACATATTTACTGTATTCGGCATGATCCCAAAACCTGCCTTTAGCTTCTAATAAGATTTTTTTACCATCAATTACTTTTATAAAATCAGGATGATAAGTATGGTCTACTGTGTACTCAATAGTTTCAGTATGTATTTCCCAATCTTTTAAGATTGAAGTGTGTAGTAGATACTCCCAGTTAGAGTCATAGCCTTTAACTTCTGATTTCTCAATAGCAGGTCTAGTTACCCTACGTTTTCTAAAACCAGACTTTACATTTTTAGCATTTCCTCCAGAGTTAAATTTTCCGGGATGTTTTCGTTTCTTTTCAGTATCTTTTTTAATTTTCTCACCGTCCATCTTT